CTGACCTGATGTCATTTGCGGTGCTTGTGCAGTTTGAGGCATTGTAGTTTCTACAGCAGGTAAAGTAGTGCTTAATGCAGTAGTCATAACAGCAGATGAGCCAAATATACTACCCATAATATTATTCGATAATGAGGAAGGGTTAGTAGTAGTAGTAGATGTTAGTTCTTGTGCAGCTGTAGTTATAGGTACTGTAGGATTAGTGCTACCAGAATCAATCTTTTGCGATAGAACTTTACCATCCTTATCTACTGTAATAGTTTTAGTAATAACGGCGGGTACTTTGATATAGCGAATTTCATCGCATTTCTTGCATTCCTTCTGGGTAGGACAGGGAGCAGGAGGAGGGCAGTTGCAAGCCGGACAAGGTTCCGGTGCAGGGCAGGGAGGTGGAGGTGGGCATTCACGGCAAAGACCGGCGCTTACTTTCACCTTGGGCGCGATACAAGGTGGGCATTTCTCGTTAGGTGGTAGGGTAGATTTCTTAACGTATGCGCTGAGGTCAATAGTTGGGGCAGGAGGGCATACTTTTTCAGGGGGAATGCTGGATTTCTTAACATATTGGGATAAGTCAATACGAGGTCCGGGTGGTGGTACGTCGGTTTTAGAGATGTATTTGTCGCGGTCTTCTGCGGTGGCAACAATACATTTACCTGCATTGGGTCCCATTTCAGTTTTTTTGACATATTGATTGATATCTGGTGCATAACCGTAATTTATTAGACGTTGTTGGAGGGTTTGAATGGTTTGTTTAAGTTGGTCGGGATTTTCATTTTGTATTTGAGATTGGATGGCATCAATTACTGGGTCGAAAGGTTCTTCTTGTTTTTTGTCGGTTAACATAAGAATAAAGCATAAAATTAGGGTTATGCCAAGGAGTACAAGTAGTAGGTTAGTAGTGTCTAGTTTCATCATTTTCTTAAGTTTAGTAGTTAGTTATAATAACCTTTTAGAACTTTATTACTATAATATAATATTATAATATTCCATATAAAATATTCTTTGGTATGCTAAATTACTATTGAAACAAAAATACATAAATTAATCATTAGAAAATTAGAAAAGTATAGATTTATTTAAAGTTTGCAGTTGCAACTAGAAACACGGTTGCTAGTATAATCGCCAATATTAACAGTAGAGCATCCACTGGTTGTGTTAAGTGCAGACTGAAGGTCATTTGTAGAATAGAGTGTATCGGAGTTGGGTATAGAACCGGTGGTAGTTTCATATTTATCAAGTAGGCTTAGAATATCTGACGGTGATGCACTTCCAGAAATATTAGCAAATGCTGATAGTGTAGAACCGCCAGGAATACTTCCACTTCCACCTCCACCTAAATTTAGATTTATGTTAAGGGGCGCATCTTGATTTCCTAGAGAAGATACGGACGATGCTGTTTGGTTAGTATTACCAATTTGAGTTAAATATTGCTGAATATTAGCTTTGATTGCACTAAGAACATCGGATACTTGTTGGCTGTTTTGTTGTGTTAATGAGGTTGTATTAATGTTAGTTGTAGTAGAATATGGGTCAAATTCTGGGGTGAACATGCTAGCGGGATTGTAATTGAGGACTGGGATACCTCGGGTAATTTTAGTGGTGGATGTGATCCATTTTTGGCTTTCAAATCCTGGTGGGGTATATGGGCGTAGTGCTAGATTACCGTTTTCATATTGTAATGCCATAGATGTGGAAATATTTTGGGTAAATGGCGTAATTATGTAATATGAAGAAGTGCTGTCAGTTTTGGATGTTAGAACCCACCATTGAGTAGGGTCTTGGTCGTTGCGTAGTTTAATAGTAAGTTGTCCATCACTAGAAATAGCGTACATTGAACCTAGAGTATTATTATATACAACTGGAATGTGTTCAATTAAGAATAAATTGGTATTGGTAATGTTAGTAGGTAAAGTAGCTTGTGTGGTGTTATTAGCGGGATAGATATTAAATCCAATACCTGAAAAACGGGATATAATGGATATAGGTAATTGAGCTATTGTAGCTTGGGGGCAACTATTTTGTGGTGCTGTAGTAATTGGTTCAGTAAATCTTTCTTTATTTGAGGGTTTCAAGTATAGGTAATATATTAGAAGTCCTGTAGTTAGCATAAGTAATAAAATAATTACTAAGTTTTTGTTATTTTTGTCAGCCATCTTAATAATAATAATTTTATTAATAATCGTACTTATAAGCTTTGGTATGCTATATTATTATATATTTTAGATATAAAAAATGGTTAAAAAGTGGTAATAAAAGTTAGTATTCTTTTTCTGTTATTTTATGTTTTATCAATTACACTCTAGAGGTATAAAAACTTAGTAGTTTATTAAATATTAATATTAACATTGCCTTTAGCTAAATTATTCATAACATTGCTAAATAATCCTGTTTTAGGAGATAGATTTAGAAATTGGTTGGTACTGGTACCTGTTCTAGTTCCAGTACTACCAGTTGTAGAGCCTGTTAGTGGATTAGATTGCCCGATTGTTTGTAGCATTTGTTGAACTGAATGATTGTTGCTTTGAGTCTGTTGTGAACCAGTTCCTGATGATGCAACTGGTTTATCTAGTGATAAACTACCGTCTGCATTGGAGATAACACAACTGCTATAAACTTTTATTGGTTTATAATTGGTAGATGAATCAGCAACTGTTTGTGCGTTAATTATATCTTTAGCGTTTTGTATTTGTTTGTTGAGGTAATCAATTTGAAACATTTGGTATTGTTGTTGTGATTCTAGGTTTAATTTTTGTAAATTATCAGGTGAAACTGCGATATTAGATGGTGTTGAGTTTTGTTGAGTTTTAATATCGTTTAATACGTTGATTAATTGGTTTAGGTTGTCATTGTAAGATGATAGTTCTGTTGGAGAAAGGCGTTTGGCTTGGTCGTTGGAGAGTATGCTTTCACCTATAGAATTGTTGCTAATAAAATCGTTGATAGAGCTAGTCATTGAATCTGTCATAGGTTCGTGGATAGGAGAGCTAATAGATTTAATTGATTGATATAGGTTGTAATGTTTTGCGAGTTTGTAGAATACTATTACAGATAAACCAACAACTATGTGTGATAGTTGGCATCTATAGTTGTTATCATTCATACATAGAATAAATGAGAGAATAATTATAAATATGAAGGCAATTAAATCTAGCATCATTTTAAAAATAATATTATTCGATATAACTTTATCTATATATTAGATATTTTACTAGAGTTCATAATCGATTTATTACTAAATTCTTTATTTTTTATCCAATGAAATAGATAAATTATTTGATTAATAATTATGTGGAAGGGTTAATTAGATTAGATACTTGTTGTGATAAAGTAGCAATTGTTTTTTGTTGTTGTTCTAGTTTTTTCATATAACTATTTTTTTGCTGGATGTTTTTAATATATTTACTAATGAATGTTGATAAATAATCATTATTAGTTAATAGATTAATATTAGATGTATTTGAAGGTGTTGTATCACCAAATAAATCTAGAGTTTTAGTTTTGAGATATATTAAAATTAAGATTATAATTAGACATAATGCTAGAATAAAATTGTACATTCCTTTACCCAGTGCCATTTCTAGATTGATTATATTATAATTAACATAGAAAAATTGCTGTTGCTAATACTGGTTTTAGTAATAATAGTATTTAGAATTATATTCTAGAATAGTTTCTAGAATAGTATTATATAGAGTATTCTAGGATAATTAAAATGAACGCAGGATTTAAAAAAATAGATAGTAATTAAATAATATATTATTCTAGAAATTATTAGATTTTTATTTCATCGTGAAATATTTCATCTTTAAGTGTAGAAAATAAAATACAATATAAAAAATAATATTTATCGCGTAAAAAAAACAATTTAAAGATATGATAATAATTCAAATCATAATCGTATCCTCTATTATCTGCTATAATCAAAATGTCTCTAACTGCGCAAATTGCTTCTTCTGATTCTTCTTTCAAGCTTTCACAAAAGCTTGTTTCCTCTCTAGCTGAGAAGTTCGGCTTCAAGTTCGAGGATGGTTGGGCTGTTGTCAGCTCCCGCTCGGTCGAGAATGTCCAAAAGCGTCTTAAGCGTGAGAAGAAGCGTAGCAACCCTGCTGCTCTAGTCAAGCATCCTCGTACTGCCTTTAGCTTCTTTACTCAGAAGCAACGTCCTATTGAGGCTGCTGCCCATACTGAAGCCACTTTTGGTCAGCTATCTGGCTTTGTTGCAGCTGCTTGGAAGAACCTCGCTGCTGCTGAGCTCCAGAAGTACAAGGATATGGAGACTGCTGACAAGGCTCGCTACCAGACTGAGCGCACTGCCGCCCTAGCCGCTGTTCCTGCAGTTGCTGCTGATGCCACCCCTGCTACTCCTGCTGTAGCTGCTCCTGCTCCTGCTGAGGCTAAGGCTAAGAAGACCCCCAAGGCTAAGGCTGCTGCTCCCGCTGCGGTTGAAGCTGCTCCTGTTGCAGCTCCTGCTCCCGCTGCTGCTGCGCCTGCTAAGGCTGCCAAGGCTCCTAAGGCCAAGGCTGCTGCCACCCCTGCTGCAGCAGTTGCCCCAGTAGTTGCTGAAGCTCCTGCTAAGCCCGCAAAGGCTGCTAAGGCTGTAGCCGCCCCTGCTAAGGCCGCAGCCCCTGCCCCTACTCCTGCTCCTGCCGCCACACCTGCCAAGGCTACTGCCAAGAAGGCTGGTAAGCAGTGAGTATTCTAGTAGATTTTTAAAATAAAAACTATAAAACCCAAATAGTTAAATAAAATAGAAAACAACAAACATTGAATATAAAACTGATGTTAGATTATTGTATGATATATCAATTATTATTGATTTTTTCATTTTTTCATTTTTTCCATTCGTATATTTCTATTATATCTAGATTTGATTATTATCTAAATAAAATAGTAATATTACCAATAATATATTTTTAAATTAGTACAAAATGAGTACAAAATCAAGGATACAGCCAAGAAAATAATAAGTAAAAAACGTAAAAGTATGCATAATCAAAGTGATAAAAAAAAGAAAATAATATCAATATTTTCTAACTCAAATATAATACAGTATGCCAGAATATGATTATCTAATAGCAGGTGCAGGTATTGCAGGTTTATATACTGCTTACAAACTACATAAACATTTTCCGTCTGCTAGAATATGTATTCTAGAAGCATCGAACCAAATAGGTGGTAGATTACATACAATTACTTATGATGGTTTATCATTTGATGCAGGGGGTGCCCGTTTTAATAACCAACAAATACGTATTCTAAAATTAATTAAAGAATTAGATTTAGATAAAAAACAAATACCTATCAATAGTGATATAAAATATCTTCCTATCAATCCGAAATATGACTCAAACCTAGAAACACTGTTTCCTACTATTGATGATTTTATTCTAGATGTACAAAACCTCATCCGCCAGAATAAAATTACTCAAGATACATTATTAAAAACTACTCTTGCAGACTTTGCATTTACTCATTATGGAAAAAAGCATCCCACAATAAAGAATTATATTACCTCAATATACCCCTATTATTCTGAACTAGCTATACTTAATGCATTAGAAGGAATAAACCTATTTACTAATGAATTTTCCAAAAAAGTACAATATTATATTCTAGCTGGTGGATTACAACAATTAGCATTAGAAATATATGACCGTCTTAAAACATCATCAAATATTGATATACATATTAACACATCACTAGAAACAATCACTCGAAATAAAGATGCTACACACCTTCCTCCAAAAAAGGCTGTCGGAATATATTCTATTATGACAACAAAAGGTGAATATGAAACAAAACAAATTATTCTAGCATTACCAAAAACAGCATTGTCTAGAATAAAATATCTAACGCACAATAAACCTATTGCTAGAATGATAAATAGTATTCAACCAGAACCATTATATCGCATTTATGCTCGTTATCCACTTGATAAAGAAACTGGAAAAGTGTGGTTTGCAGATATTCCAAAGATAGCAACTAATTTACCAATTAAATATATTATTCCAATGAATTATGAAAAGGGGTTAATCATGATTAGTTATACTGATGCTAAATATGCGAAATATTGGATGCAACAATTAGCTAATGATAAGTTTGAAGAGACTTTAAGTAAGCAATTAAAACAAGTATTTCCAGATAAAATAATTCCAAAACCGAAATGGTATAAGCATTATTATTGGAATGCTGGTGCTGGATATTGGAAACCTGGATACTCTAGAATGAATATAATGCCCCAGATGATTAAACCTTTTGGAAATGAAGAAGAAATATTTATATGTGGTGAAAATTATAGTAGTCATCAGGCATGGGTAGAAGGTGCATTGGAAACTGCAGATATGGTATTGAGCAAATTATTGGGTAATGGTTCTATAAGTTCTCTAAGTAAAAAAAATGTTAAGAGAACAAAGAAATTGCAAAGTGGTGGTGTAAAAAAATATACAATGAATGAAGTTGCAAAACATAATAAAAAGACTGATGCGTGGATAGTAATTGATGGAATAGTAGCAGATATTACTAATTGGATACCTAAGCATCCGGGTGGTAATATAATTATGAAAGGTGTTGGTAAAGATGCGTCAAAATTGTTTCATAGTATTGGACATGATGAATATGCTAAAAAAATGTTGAAAAAATATCAAATTGGTATATTAAGTAAATAATTCCATAGTTATTGTATGTATTTTTTTAGGTATTTTTGGTGTTTTCATTTGAAAATTGATTTTTATTTACTAAAAACAGTTTATTATCAGTCATAAATCAGTTTTCACGTGTCAACGCTAAGATTTTGCAACAATGGGTATCAAGGGTCTGAGCACTTTTTTGAATACTAACTGTGTGGGTAAGAACAAGGGAATTGAAGAGGTGCATTTGTCGTCTTTTAAAGGAAAAACAATTGCCTTTGATTTTACTAATCAATTGTATCGGTTTTTGTATCGTGATTCTACAAATAAATCATATTTGTTGGAATTTATCAATCTAATTCATAAGTTCCAACGATATTGTATTAAAATTGTCTTTGTGATGGATGGTAAGCCAATTGTTGAGAAACAATATGTGATTGAACATCGAAAGGCTTATCGTGAGCGACTTATCAAGAAGATTGATGAGATTAGTGAAGGTAGTGATAATAGTGATGACCAAGCGAATACAATTAAGCATTTGTCGAAGAAAACCAATACTGTTAAGGCATCTTATATTTCAGACTGTAAAAAGTTGTTTGATAATCTAGGTATTCCATATATCCACGTAGATGATTTGGAAGCCGATGCAATTTTTAAGTATTTGTTAGATAATAACATGGCAGACGCCTGTTTTTCTGCAGATACTGATGTAATTGCATATGGTTGTCATACAATTTTGAAAGACTTGAATTATATCAATGATACTGTGCAATGTATCAATGTAAACCAACTGTTGGCAACACTTGGCATCACACAAGAGCAATTACTGTATACTTGTATTCTGTCTGGAACAGATTATAATAATAGTCTAAAACGTTCAAAGTTTGAAATCAATCTAGAGTTGATTAAGAATTATAGGACGATTCGGAATGTTATTGATAATCTAGATGAGATTAATAAATCTCAACCGGAAGAATATAAAAAAAGTTTGCCTACACGTTTTGACTGGCAAAATGCATTTGCTGTGTTTACAGAGTCAATTCCGTGTAATGTACAAATGCAAATTTCTAAAATTTTGGAATTTAAGAAGATGTATGAGAGTTTTGTAAATAATAAATCATCTGGATTGCAAATGCAAAAATATCTTGATAGTCAAATCGGTATACTTGATAAAACTCAAAAATACGCCCGTAAGTTTATTGAAATTGTTAGTTCAAATTTTAAAATGCAACTAAAATGTCCTACTTTTTAGAGGATACAATTAAATAAACTTTCTGTTATATTTTGTTTTTTTTAATCTATGTTATAATTAGTATTTGAATAGCAAAAACACAAAAGAAAAATGTTTACATTAGTTTTGATATTGAGTGTATTACTAGTATTTGGATTATTAATATGGGCTTTAACAAGTACTTGTCCTGTTAATGAAAGCTGGGTAGATTATGAAGAATTACCTTATGGTAATGTACGTTCTGGTGCAGGAAATTCAGATGGTATTCGACCTTTAGTATTTTATAATTATCCTATATATCGTCGACCACTTAATTGGCCAGTTTGCCATCTAGTAGATTATCCAGTTCCACATTGCCGTAGTGATAGTCTTTAGTGTTAGTCTTTAGTGATAGTCTTTAGTTATGTTAAAAGACAGATATTTTCATTTGGTGAAATTGCCCATTGTTGGTTTATACTATTTAGATTGCATTTTTCTACACTAAGCCCATCATTATTGATACTTAGACATTTGTCATTAACTTTAGAACGGAATATATTGAATGGATATATATTTTTGGAGCTAACTTTGTTTTTTGGTATTTTCATTAATCTTATAATATCATCTGCAGAATATACACGGTCGGTATAAAATTTTTGGCTATCAGTTGTATATAAATTATTTTGACAACTCTGGAGGCAAAATTCATCTTTGCATAATCCATTTACAGTAAGACATTTATCATTTACTAGAATACCATATTTATTGATATCATTAGCAAATAAGCTTAAGTATTGTGAATTATACTGCGATTTTACTGTTTTAATTAGTTTATCCATTGGATATGTTTCTGGAATAGGCTCTATCCCTTGTTTCATTTTTAATAATGTTGTTGTATCTTGTAAATTTGATGCCATTTGATTTGTTAATTGTTGATATCCAGAGCTGTCATTAATTATCTGTCGATTATAAGTATTAGACAGTAATTGATTATAATTATCTAGAAAACCACCTAAACTTTTAGAATAGTTTGAATTGTCTTGGGGTATTTGATTTATTTGAATATCGCGAAAACCTTCTTTATTCTCTGGCATAACTTGTCGATATTGATAACTTAGATTAATAAAGAATAATATACTACCTATTAAAACTAATATCAAAATCAAATAAATATAATCAATCATCATTTTATATAAATTAAATTACCCTTCTAGAATAACCTTTTTTATTATATAAGTATTTTATTTAATATATACCTATATTTTTTACCATTCAAAACAATATTCAAAAACAATATTCAAAAAGCAATAACTAACTAATCTATTTTTATTTTATTTATAATAATCTTGTAAAAATCAATTTTAATTCTAGAAGAATAAATTTTAGTATCATCTAGAATAAAATTAATTATTTGTAATTATTTAATGGTTTTTGCACTGATACATTAACATTTAATTTACCTTCATCCATAGATTTATCTACTAAATCACTAAGTAGATTTTGCTTTGCAGATGTAGGGTCTAATATTAGATTATTTGGATAATTTCCTAATTGTGATTTAATAAGTTCATATTGTCCATCAGCAGTAGCTAAAGTGTTATTATTAGATATTGAACTAGTTTTACCGATTGTACTAGCATTTTGCTTTTTATATTGAATGAATTCGTTATAAAGATTGTCTTGTTGTTCAATTGATGAATCTAGGGTAAATAATTTATTAGAACTATTTACATTGTACGGAATTACAAATCTAGAATTACCCCAATCATATACTGATGCTATACCTACTTTATAATAATACAAATTACCATTAGCATCCATAGTATCTAAATTTGAAAATACGTAGGAACATGAAGGTAAACCATTTACTAATGTACATAAATTAGTCTTATATGTGGTTTGATTAGCCGATACTGATGTATTTAATTCATATTCATTACTTAAATAAAATTTATTATTACCTGTATTCTTTAATGCATTATCATATTGTGCTAATATTACAATAAATTTTTTGGGTATAGGTTCATTATTAGTTATATTTAATGTAAAATTAAGTTTTACATTACCACCATTGATACTAATACGTACATCTTGTGGTTCTGGTGTAGGTTGTTGTTCAGAAGTAGCTTCAAAAGCCCCTTCAAATAATTCTATAGGTGCCATACATTTATTATAACTTATAACTAGTAAAATTACAAGTATAATTATTGCAATTATAAGGCCAGTATTGTTGAATAATGACTTTCCATCTTTGATAAACATTTTTTATCTATTTGATATGGGTTTTTACCTAATTTATATTATACTTATATTTTTTTTGGAAATCTAGATAAACAGAAAACAAAAAAACTAAATTGCTTTTGATTTTATTTGAATTTAATTATATTGTAATTTGCTAATGTTTTTTAATGTAAAATAATCATCTGCCATATCGGTTATTCGCATTTTATCAATATTGTTATAAATTTTATCATTTTTAGCATTAAGACCCATATTAAGATTTGCAATTTCACGTTCAATTTCTAAATTTAATTGTTTAATTGCATCATATTCTTCTTGTTTTTTATTTATTGATTTGGATAGTTGATTATTTAATACTATATCATTCATTTTTTTACTTACACTAAAATAAGTGTTATTACCTGTATTGTTATTAACACCATAATTATCATTAATGTAATTATTAATTTTTACATTATCTGGTGTATCAAATATATTTTTATATAGTGCAATATTATTAACTGTATCTAGATTTACTTTATTTTTATCGGCATTATTTTTAATGATATTACCTATAGCATCAGTCTGTTGGAATAATTCTTTTTGATTATTTTGATTATTTTCATTCATTGCATTATTATTAGTATTATACATAGGTGATGTAGTTAATGGCATAGTTGTTGCTGACATATTAGACATAGTAGTCATAGGAATAGTCATTTCTGGGACAGTTGTTGTAGAGGTAGTTGGATAATTGGTTAAATTATTTATGGATAAATTATTTACACTGCTACTAATAGTGCTTTTAATAATATTATCTATAATGTTGAAAACATAAGTAGATTCATCATTAGTAGGCATCATTTCCATACAAGCTAAATAATTTTTATTATCAGGATTAATACAAATATATTTATTAGTAGTTTCACCATCTAAAGCTAAACATTTGAATTTCATTAAATTTTTCATTGCATCTAGAATATTAAAACTTACTCTTTGTCGGTCTACCGTTTTATTTGATGTAATATCCTTTAGTATTAATGTATCCTTAGACATCATTTGTTGTGGTAGCTGTATTTGCTGTGCCTGAGTTTGTTGTTGTGTTGGTATAGTTGAACGGCATAAATAAGTATTGCTATCAATATGTAAGAATGAAACAGTGCCAATACCATCTTTACCAATTTCAATTCGGAAATTACATTTCTTTTGGAAATCTGGTTCATTTATATCAACTAACATTACTAAACCATCACCCACAGACCCAATATATTTCTTAGGATATAATTGTGATTTAATATAAACTGCCCGGTTCAATGTAAGATTAGTATCACCAATACATTTAGTAAGAACATTATTAGTCTTGGAAATATTGGATTTTACGTATGAATTATATTTAATTGCGTTTTGCATTTGTAATACATCTCCTTTGCGATTAGAATGGCAGTTGGATATTTTAGTTCTGGGAAAACATTTTGCAGGTGAATCATCATTAACTAGTTCTCTACTAAATCCAATACATTTATCTAATTGATTGCATAAATCAGTACATTGGTCTAATGTTTTATTTTCCCAAACATCTTTACCAATTTCTTCTCCAGAATAATTCGCGTATAATAGGTCGAGTTTAGTGCCTTCTGATTCTAGATGTGTTTCATTAAGTTTTAAATAATTAATATTTTCAAAACCTTCAGCTAGAATATTATTCTGGCTTTGCTTATAAAGCTTATAAAATACTAATATCAATATGCAAATTACTACTAATTTTGTAAGTAAACAAAGTTGTTCCATTCTGGTGTCTAATTAGCTTTCTAATTGGCTTTCTAATTATATATAACTTATAAAATTATCTAGTAATTACTATTATTTACTAAGAAAAAACTACAAAATACTAAAAAAAACTAACTAACTAGCTAACTAACTAACTAACTAACTAACTAACTAACTAACTAACTAACTAACTAACTTTAACTTTAACTTTGGATAATAGGATGTTTTTCGATAATACGTGCTTTATCTGGTTCATATGTAATAATGTTGTTAATTATATCCTTCATTTTACCTATCTTTTCTTCATTTTGTTCAACACTAGCTAATAAATCATAATTATCATAATTAGAGCTTGTAGTAGTATTACGATTTGAACAGAAATTCTTTAATTTTGCACGTGTCTCTAGAATTTGTTTTTGGTAAGCAATATTGGGGTCATTATCAGCAGCATCACTAGATTCACTAGCTTCTAGATATGTTTTGATATTACCTGTTTTTGAAAGAATTATATCTTGGTCTGACATAACAAATTCTACAGATTTTGTAAGATTTATATGTTTATCTAAAGCTGAAAAATCACCTAAATAAAAAGCATGGTCTTGTTTCATTATTTCTAACATATATTTAGCAGGATTAAATACTAAACCAAACATTTTACCATCATTATAATATAAAATATCTTGTATTTTACTTTTATTTGCACCTCTTTGTAAGTTTAATGGAGAATTTTTCCAATTTAATTCAGAAAATTGATACATATCGAAATTACCATCAATTGCTAGCATATATCCATTCATATCATAATAAAGACGTAATACTGGGCGGTCTAATCTATTAATTAACTCCGAATTATTACTAGTTAAATCTTTAGATGTTTTAATAAATAATTTACCATTAATATCAATAGATATCATATATCCGGTGTCATTATCAAATAAAACATAAATAATATCAGTGTTATTGGGTACTAATCGCCAGCTTGTAATTAAATTTATATTACCATTAATATCGGGTTGTTTCATATATAATTTATTATCATATCCGACACCTAATAATGTATTAAGGTCGGGTGATAATGTAATCATTCTTAATGGAATACTATCATTGGGTAATGAATTTGATAGGGGACCTTGCCACATAGTGTTAAGCATATCATCTTTTTTATATAGACGACCATCATTAAATACTGCTAGAATACTACCATCAATTAATTTAATCATATGAATAGGAAAATTATATTTAACATATGGGGTACCATTAACTGTACAGATATTAGTTCCAATAGTAGGTATAATACTGCAAAGTAATCTAGGTTCGTCTTTGAATAATGTTTTTAAAGCAGTTTCGTATAAAGTATCTGTTGATACAATATCAGATGTGTTAGCAAATGATTCAAATGTTGAAATGGATTTAGGTTTCGTAAAGAAAATCATATATATTAATATAGCAATACCAAAAAAAAGGATTACTGTTCCGAAATTTATTAATCTAGATAAGGTTTCATCTTTTTTGGTATTACTTTTGATATTACTTTTGGTATTTGTAGAAGATTGCTTATTCATTTTTATTGGTATATATTCTGGTGTATATCTATTATACTATTCTAGAAGATATTCTATTATTTACTAATAAATTAACTTGCAAATAAACAAGTTTTAATTATAATATCTTCTAGAATAACAAAAAATAAATATCTAAGTATTAAACAAGTATAAATACACATTTAAATTTTTAAAATGCCTGCGCGTCAAATTCGCAAACATCCCAAACAGAAATCCAACACTCATAAATCTCGCTCCCGCAAACACTACTCTAGTTCTAGTTCTAATTCTAATTCTAAAGTAGTCCAACGTGGTGGCGATGATGGTCGTTATGTCCTACCACCTGCATATTTTGGTAAAGGTATGCAAGGCTATTATGCTGACGGTTCTAGTGAGCTAAGTAGTTGTGGCAAACAACACGCAGTTAGTCATGGCGTTATATCAGCTGATGGCAAATGGGCTGGTCCCAATCTATACCCTATGATGGGTGGCAATTGTGGTTGCAGTGGTCGTAAAGCTAAAAGCAATAAGAGTAAATCGCAAAGTGGTAGCCGTCGTCAATTTAAACCTAAAACAATGAAAGGTGGTGCTTGTCCTAAGAAAAGTTTAAATACTCATAAAAAGACAAAATCCCGTAAGTGAATAATTTAATTATCTAGAATATTAAGTTTCATTTCATTAAAATAGTTGAACTGGTTAGGTAAATTACGTATATCAATATCAATTAATTCTAGATATTTTGTAATGTTTTCTAGGTATGATTGTTTGTATGTTTTTTTATTACTATTTGAGCTACAATTTTTATTATACTTTTCTAAACGGCATTTTTTATTTAATTTCATATAGTTTTGAATTAGCATTCTGTTATATTCACATTCCTGAGCACACCCACCACCATCCATAAAACCAATTAGTTTGTCTAGAATCATATCATAACCTACAATAAAATAAAATCCCATTCCTAGATAAAACGTACATACTGGAATAAATTTATATTCTGGTTGAAGAAAATATTTATATTCTTCTGTAATATTCTGATAATGCAAATAAGTTTCTACATCTTCAATCTTATTATTATAATATGCTAGAATGATATGTAAAATATAACTTACATGTTTTTTTCTATCTAATTCAAATCCATTTGATATTAATAAAAAAATCTTAATAAAATCTGGCAATTCACTAGCATCTTTTAATTTATATATTTCCAACAATTTATTAAAATCTGGATATTCTAGATTAAGCTTTTCTATATTACCTAGCAAATTATAATTATTTTTATTATTATTTTTATTATTATTATTATTTTTTTTTTGAGTATCTAGAGCACCATCTTGTTTGTTAATATATTTTGCAAGTAATACATAAATATTTACACTAATATCAATATTATTTAGATATTTGAAATAATGCGATTTATTCAAATAAATGTTTTTATTTTGTATTAAATTATTTATTAAATTCTGAAAATATGAGTGTGTATTACGCTTACGTTTTTTTGAATTACACTTATCATTACAATCGTCAATAATTCGATTATAAATAGTAAAAATTATTTCGGGGTTTGAAGTAATAATACTATCTACTAAATCAAAAGGTAATGCAATGTTAAGTGTAGTCATTATATTCTAGAGATGGTGGTTTTTATTCTAGATGTAATTTTTATTTGAGTAGCTAGAATAAGTTTAAGTTATAAATATATCAAAATATAAAAGTTTTTAGTAAAAAATCTATGTAAATTTTAATTAGATAGTTATATTAGAAACAATCATATTAGAAACAATCATTGTAAATGTTTTGTAATATTTGGTTTATAACTATAATCCTATTAATAGTCTTAATAATTGGATTAATTACGTTTAGCTCATATAAATCATCTCATGAATCATCTCATGAATCATCTATAGAGTCATTTGAAGGCGAAACAATACCACCACTAAGATTAACATCAACACCAACACCAACACCAACACCAATACCAACACCAACTACTGCATATGATTTAAACAAAACAGCAGATATTATAGATAACAATAACACAGAAATAAATAAATTACTAAACCAATTACAAAATTTTAATCCTAGTGTTCAATTAATTAATTATGACCCTAATACAGTTTATCTAGATATGCAAAATAATATTACATCAAATATTAATACAATAAATACTGGTTTGACTAGTGTATATGATAAACAAATTACATCTAATAATACTAAAATAACAAAATTAGAAAATACAGTATCTGATTTAGAAAAATTAATAAATAATTTAGGTTTTGCACAAGTATCTAATAAAAAGTACAACACTATTAAATCATTAAATAATGGTATGGAAATGAAATTGATTAGTACTCCTAATACAGTTTTTAAAGATTATAAAACGGGTTCAAATATTCCAGGATATATGGTAATGGCAAATGATGGTTGTTTATCAGTTGGTGCATCAGATTATGATATTTATCAATGTAATGATAAAAATCCAAAACAAGTTTTTAAAATGGAACATATCTTAAATGAAACTGCATATCAAAATAATATTGATACATCATTACCTATAGATAATATTGATAAATCTAGTATAAATTATCCTTTCGTAATGATGAAATCAATTAATAATGAAAATTGTCTAACTAATAATCACGGTAGTATTACAGTGCAACCGTGTTATTCTTTTACTGCTCAAAGGTGGTTTCCTTTGTAGAATAAAAGTATTTTTCAATATTTTTTCAATATTTTTTATATTCTCTATAAATAATAGATACAATACATAGATATAATATATTTGCAAAATAAAATGGTTGTAGATAAATTAAAAAAAGTAATAGAAAAGTATAACTTAGCCAACACAATAAAAGTTTTAATAATTCTAATTGTGTTATACTTATTTTCTAGATTATTTACACCATCAATATATAATGATATTAGTACAGCTTTCTGTAAAAATACAAATATAGAAGGTTTTCAAACATTAGGATATTCTAGTTATGGTAATCAATTATCTTTACAAGACCCTACAAATACTCCAGTATATGCTGGTAATACTTGTACATTTAAATTTGATAATGTTTATAGAATAGAAGGACTTACTATTAAATTTAATTCTAAAAACAATTCATCATCATTAGCAAATGCCACAACACCATTTAATGTTGATAATATTAAAACAATTTATGTTCAATATGAAGATGGTAATGGTAATTTACGTTATATAAAATCATCAGTTAATAGTTCTCCGCCTAATTTTAATAATACAACCGATTTAACATCAACTAGTACAAATGCAGGAACTCAACAACAATATACTATTAGACTTAATGATATTGTTGATGAAAACAATCTAGCAGTATATACATCTAGAATAATAGTATCTATAGGTGATGCAAGTAATAAAATAGATACATATATTGATAATTGCAATATAGGATATATTAGTAATTTTGCATTTTGGGGCTCTAGTCGAGATATGTTATCTAGAAAAGATTTTGAAAATCTTTCTGGCACACTAAGCCTTCGTACATTTGCCAATGGTAGTTCTAGCCACGACGAAAATACTAATTCTGACAGCTATACTTTTACTACAACAACTGATTTCCTATTATATGGCATTTCATTAAATTATAATATTGCAACTGTTAATCCAAATACAACTACACCAACACCTATTGAACAACAAACAACAACAGTATTACCTTGCAAAGATACAACTAATAGCCCATTCAAACTAGCTATTCTTTATAATAATGGTCTATATGCTGGTAATAATTTTAGTATTAATACTGTTTATACTGTGCGTAATGACCCACAACGTATTACAACATCAACTAATAATGAATACATAATTTTTGCACAACCTATAATCGCTAACAAATTAATTATTACTGTTCCACGTGTAAATACAACAAACTCATCGCAAAATATGCTAAAATTAGTATTCACTGGTATACAAGGATATGGAGCAACACCAACTGCAAATAATATTAGTGATTATCAGCGCACTGTAAATGCATTATTAAGTGCATCATCCCAAGGTCAAAATTTAGATATTTGTCCAAGTGTAGATGATTTAGTAGTTAAACAAAACCAAGCACAACAAATATGTGATAATCTAGAATACCAAGACCGTGTCAAATCAGAAAAACTACGACTAGAAAGAAATAAACAATACCTACTCAAATTACAACAACAACAACAGCAAATTGACCAACTAAATCAAGTAATTCAAACTTTAGATGGTAAACGCCAACAACGCGCACAAACTGCTGATGTAGCTCGTGTATTACAATACCAACAGCAAAAAGGAGTTGCTAGCACAGTACGCGATCTGGCAAATCAACGTCTCCAAACTCAAGATAATAACCAATTATACGTAGATTTAAATATTAATGGTAGTTAGAAATAAATCTTACGAAAACATTAAATATTTTTTATTACTTTTATTGTTTACTGTTTATTGTTTATCCATAAATGTTTTGATTTCCAATAAAAACATTTATTGTTTATCCATAAATGTTTTGATTCCTAATAAAAAATATTACTTTTTATTAAAGCAATAACATAGAATACATATTAAATACTATTCTAGAAGCAAATAAAATGGTTTATACAAATAAACAAATTATAATTGCGCTTAGTGTTATTTTGGTATCTATATTACTTATTAAATTTCTTTATAATCATTTTAGCAAAGGGATAAATAGTTTAGAAGGATTTGAAAATGCAGTCGATCTATTAAACAAACATAAATCCAGCAATGTACAATTCATTGGAGATAGTACATCTTCCGACATAGAATTATCTATCAATCCTTGGACAACAAAATTACATAATATGCAAGATACACAAAACATAAGACCAATTGGTCTATACAAACCACTTTTAGTTATCAATGGTGAAAAATATTCCAAATTAGGTGATATGATTAGTCTTAATACAGATTATTCACCCCCAACTAATAATGAGTTTTCATTACTTGTAAAACGTAATGGAAGTGATATAAAACCACCAGTTAATTTTAATTTAATAGTTAATTTTGGTAATTCTAATATCCCACAATACTATTATCAGTATGATAAGTTTTTAGGTAGTCAGAATAATTTAGCATTGGTTATGAATAATATTAATAATTGTTTAACAGCAATATCCAATCTCAATCAAATTTTATCCAAAAATCAAGACATAATTACAACTAATATTAAAAATATTATTAAGACACAAACAAATTTACGTATTGGTGCATCTAATCCCATCAGTCTTGCAAGTATTATGAATATGTCAATAAGTGGAATTAGTAGCGGACTTATTCAAACACCAATCAGTGCAACTACTGAAATTATATTACCAATTGGCACAGATGCTAGTATTACCACACCCGACGATACATATAGTGTAGTATGGGAATCCCCTATTGATATTAACACTACTATTACTTCTAATTCTCTATTACAAGCAATTCAACCTAATAGTATTTTCCGTAATTTTACAACTAATAATATCGTAATTAATTCCACACAACCAATAAATATTTTTGCTCTAGCTAATCCAAATGATATTGTAGAATTTTTACAGAATTTATGTAATGATATATTAACTATTTTCGGCCAAACAAATATTAATCCAGATTTTATTAAATATCTTAATTTAGGCGACTCTTTAGAAGGTGTAAATACAGTTCTTAGTGCTGTATCTACTCTACAACAAAATCAAACTATTTTACCAGGCCTAGGAACATCAACAACACCCACAACTAATATTACATCTAGCAATATAATTTCCACAAATACTGTTCTTACTGCTTATGCCAATGCTAATTCTAACACATTATTAGGTGGTATCCTAAATATAATTATTAACAAAAATCAATCATATAGTTATCCTTGTATTAAATTTAATGCTACTCAACTCGCATTTAACACACGTTCATCAAATAGTTCTGTAATAAGTGTAATTAATGGACTTAGTGATGCAAATGGCATAATTATAAATAGTTTTTCAAGTAGTATTCTAGATAATATAAATGTGAGTATAAATAGTAATTCCCCTGAAATTGCTAATATTGCAACTAATGTACTTCCTAACTTGAGCAAAATGTTTGAGTTTCAGACTGCTCTTACAAATGGTAGCATTGACTTTTTTCCACTCCAGATATATGAACCTGTTGCCCCACCAAATTATAAAGCATTAGGCCATGTTTTCTGTAATACTGCAAAAGATTATTATAAATTGACAACTGCCAATAATATTGCTTGTGTTCCTGCACAATGTGTAAAAGAAATTCGCGATTGGGTATCATCCGACAAAGTCTTTGAATATAACCAATCCGGTATATATTGGGCTTTATATAAAAATCCTTATACTGGTACATTTATTGCAGTTAATCAACCACAATTACCTGGTGGGAAAGTATGTAAAGTAGTTGCATGTGTTGCAAAATGTAATGCGGTAGATGAATTACAGAAAGCGGATGAATGTGCCCGTAAGTATTATCAGATTAATAAATCCATTGCAAAGAATACTACACAAGCCCCTGATTTAGTAGCAAGCACTGAAGAAAATATATATTTGGAAAAGATTAAACAGCAAAGTGATAATATTACTAGATTACAACAACGAGCACAACAGATGCAAATTAATATTGATAAGGCAGATATTGTTAATGAAGAAATGAATAAGAGCAAATTGCAGGATTATGTAGATACTCAGAAACGTAATATTGATTTGGTTGTAAAACGATTGGAAAAAGACAAAAATAAAATTACCGCAAATATTAATATTCCAGTAAGTGCATTAAATAATTTAATTACAATGATTAAAAATGTACCCACATTAACACCTGAGCAAAAACAAACAGTCGTAAACAAAATAGTAGCCAATGCAACTCAACTAAGCAATAACACCATTACAAGCGGACAATACAATTCTAATCTAAATCAAATATTGAAATCATGCCCTCAATACGATTTAATAGGTTTAGTTAAAAAAGATTTAGTATCTAATGTTTGCTATGGTTGCGGTACTCCCTAGTTATTCCAGAATAATTATTTTAGAATTAATAATTAATAATTAATAATTAATAATTAATAAAATTACAAAAAAAACGGCTTAAAGACATATTATTTATTTAGATTGTCAAGGTGGCCGAGTGGTTTAAGGCGTCAGACTCAAGATCTGATAGACAATAGTCTTCGCGGGTTCGAACCCCGTCCTTGGCAACAATTATTTATTTCATATTTGCATTTTTAATATTTTCATAATGATTATGTTATTTAGTACATTATTCCTCAGAAGATGCATAACAAGGTGTATCTATATTGCAAATATTTCCAGGAAGACCTGTATTGCCTGTAGAACCATCAATACCTGTATTACCAGGTTCATTTATTTTATAATTATAAAACCATAATATAAAGATGATTATAATTGAGTTTATGCCTAATAAGAAAAAGAACCATAAATAACCATTATCTAGAGAACTATTAGTCATTGTAGTTAGCATAATTTTTATGGTATCCCAGAATAATAATCCTAGAATTAGTATTATTGCGGTTATTATGATATACATTATTTATTTTTTGTATTATCTTTTATTTTAACTATTAAATTATATCTATATTCTATTGATAATTTATTCTGCTATTTATATCTACATTTTTTATTTTTCGGAAATGCGAAAAATAAATTTCTATGTTAATTATAGGAAAATAATAACTACACTGAATATCTACAATTATGAAAACTACAGATTTTTTGAAGAAATATTCATTAATAGATAGTAAATTCATTGATGACTTTTATAGTTTTTATGATGAAGGACAAAATGAATACGATTTTTCAATTGATCTTGATGATATTACATATTGGTTAGAGGTACAAAAAGGACATCTTAAAACATTACTTGAAAAAAATTTCTTATTAAATCAAGATTATATTGAAACAAAACCTCTGGAAAAACTAAAAGGAACTGGTAAAAACAATATCAAAATAATTCTACTAAATTACAATTGCGCCAAGATGTTATGTATGATTTCCAGGTGTGAGAAAGCAAATTTTATTCGTAAATATTACATTGAACTAGAAAAATTACTAATACGCCATAAAGATGATATTGAGGAAAATCTTAATCGTCAATTAGGTGTTATTGATAAAAATAAAGAAATTATAGATAAAAATAAGAATTCTGCACTTATTTATATTCTTAAAGTAGATGATGAAGTATATAAAATTGGTAAGACAAACGATTTGAAAAATCGTATGAAACAATATAATGTTGCCAGAGTTAATGAATTACCTATAGTATTTGTATATAAAACTAATCAAATAAATGAAATAGAAAAATGTATAAAAACTAATCTAGCAACATATCAAGCAAAAAAACAAACAGAATTATTTAAGATTGATTTGGAATTCATAAAAGATACTATTGAATATTGTACTAAAAAAGGTGCAATGCTACTTAAAACCAATAAAAAATTATATGATGCAAATGATAATAAAAATTGGATGATTATTATAGACAAACAAAATGTTGATAATCTAGATGAATTATTGAAAAAAGTTAGAAAAAATAAACTAAAAACACCAACCAAAAATAAAATGACTATTACATTATCAAAATCACGTAAATTATCAAATAATAAATAATAAAATAATATTTTTATTCATTAGTAAATTTATCCAATCTAAAATATTTGGATTATTTAGAATAAAGAATAAAATGACTACTAAACAACAAACTATACTAACTTTCTTCTATACTAATCTAGACACCATTGCTAGAATACAAGACGGATACAAACTATATATCAATGAGGATAATAGTATTAATATTGAGGAACCATATATGTTTCAAGGTATTTGGCGATATTGTTATAATGTTAGTCGTAAAGACGCAATTCACATACTAACTAAATTATTTAATGATATTGAAATCTATTTTAATGCTATATATGTTAAAAATATAGGAAATGATGGTAAAATGAATATTAATAACACTGTTAAATTTAATGAAGAAGATTACAATGCATTTACTACTATTATATCTAAATTAGAATTGGCAGTTGGTGGTGTAGAAAATCTTAAGAAAACATATTCTAGCGATACTCTGACTTGTAATGAATTAAATAAAATAGTAGAAAAAATAAAATCATTACGTGTTAATTTTACTAAACTTATTTAAGTATTATTCTAGAGGTTTATTTCCCAAAATGTTTTTATATTTATATGATAACTATAGCTAAATTTATAAGATAGCTAGAATGGCATCCAACATTAATAATCTCAACATATTAACATTTATTAAAGATATTTACCAATCTCTTAAACATATTGATAATTGTTTTAATTCATATAAGGAAAACATAGATTCTAGATTAACCCGAGTTGAAGATAATCAACAAACTATTCTAGATAAACTAAATATTTTAGAACAGATGTTATATAAAATTAATTCTAATACACAACAACAAGTCGCACTAGATAAGAATATAGAACACGAATTATTAGAAAAAATGAACACTCTTAACAAAAATACCGCTATCGATAAATTAAATTTGAAACCAGAAGAACTAACATTTGCCAATATTCTAGAAAACAATTATACTATTCTAGATATCAATGAAACACTCGCTAAACAAAATACTATTAGCACCGGGGATAATTTACTATCATTTTCAACTAGTAGTAGTAATGATGGAATAGATATACCATCACCATTAGATGCTAGTACTAATAATTTATATAATTATGAAATAATTAAAAAAAAAGAAACATTAGAAAACCTGCTATTCTAGAATAAACAATAACTAAAATAACTAAAATAATCAACTTATCCTTATAATTTACCACATTCAAAGTATCCAAATGCAACATCTGGATATGCACTTTCTAATTCGCCAATATTACTAACACATTTGTTTGTGATAATAAATGTTTCTAGGTTTGATGGTAAAGTTGTGATATGAAATTTAGAATTTACAGATTGATGAAAAATATTTTCCAATCCAGCGGAATTGTTCACACTTAGATATTCTAGATTATCTGGCAATTTATCTATCACTAAATCATTTGGATTTTCAATAGTTATAAATAATGTTAATTTTTTAATACTATTAGGTAAATTATTTAATAAATTATTAGTTTCGCATTCTAAATTTTTGATAGTAATTTCTAAAAATAATTCTTCCAGTGTAGGAGGTAAGTTATCTAATGATGAATTAAAATCCATAGAATTTATATAAAGTGTTTTCAAACTATAAGGTAAATACTCAAGTGATGTAAATAATTTAGTACAACTCAGTTTTAATATTTCTAGATTAGGAGGTAAATTATCTAATGAATTGCTAAATTCCCGATTGTAAAGTTCAAGTGTTTTTAATCCAATAGGTAATTTATTATATGTTATATTACTACAAGATGAAGTATTAATAAAATAATGTTTATACCATACAATTAAATGGATTAATGTTTCTGGAAGATTATCTAAAATAATTTGTAAAGTTTTATAATTTTGAATGACTTGGTTATTACGTTCCAATTCTATATATTCTAGTTTTGAATTTTTTAACTCTTCAATATCTAATGTAGCATTAGTTAATGTTGTTATATCCGCAAGAATTGATTTATATTCAACACCAAGCAAATTATTGAAAGATATTATATTTGTTTTATTTCTTTCATATCTATCCTGTTTAATTAATAATATCGGTTCTGGCATTTCGCCATTTATATAATTTATAATATCATAATACTTTGTTGCGCAATATTTAATAACTTTACTTAACATTATAGATAGTATTATGGATAGTATTATGGATAGTATTATGGATAGTATTCTAGAATAGATTGTTTTTGGTATGAATTATTTATTATAGAATAATCAATTTTTAAGTAGGATAAAAAATGAAAAGTTAAACTAATTGAATATTCCATTCTTATATATTTATTTAACAATTTGTAGTTTCTTTTTTATATTCTGGTGGATTTTGATATTTTGGTAAATCTGAAGTAGATTCTATTGGTATAATTACCATAGGTTGTAGATTAGTAATTGCATTTGGTCGAATATTAGTATTAACCGGAACTAAAGAATTTGGATAATAATTTTCAAGTTCATTTGTATTAGTATTATTGCCATCGCGATTATTGCAATAATTGCAATTATTTTGGTCAGGATTTTTTGTGTGATGATAATATTTATACATTAATACAAATACTCCAAAAAATGCCAGTGCTCCACCTATAGCAATTAACAATATTGTAGCAATATTGAATGTATCGCATTTATTATTATAATTATTATTGAAACAATTACACCAATCTACTTCTACGGCATAATTATTATTACAATATGTCAATAATTTAGAAAAACTATGTGATAAATTAGTGATATTAATGCAAGGAAATGGCATTGTGATAATATCCGACAATTTGTATTACTTATGCTAAATATAATATACGATATACAATTACAATTTTATATAAAAACAAAAAAAAAAGAATAGAATGGAATGGAAAAACTAATCTGCTAGAATGATACAACATATTTTCTATTGTTTTTCGGCATTTTTCTTATCAAGTTTCGCACGAAGACGGTCGCGGGTGGATTGTGATCGTGCCATTTGTTGTACTTGCGGATTACGTGCCATATTCTGCATCATATTCGCCATACCCTGTTGCATATTACCACCTGCGCCACCCATGGCACCCATTGTTTGTTGAAGTAGTTCAGCCGGGTTAATAGAACCGCGCTGTACTTCTTGTTGTAGTTTTGACCCGAATTTACCTACTAGATTCATTAGTTTAGCAGGATTATTACCTGACATAAACTTACCAATTGCCTCCCCAATATTAGCGGGTTTGCCGTCCTTTTCCATTTCATCAAAGTTAAATGTTTCAGTTAGTTCCTTGGCTAAATCACCAAAGAGCGCATTATTGAATAGGGGAGGGGGTGTAGTACCTGCGTTAGCACTGGCACTTGCTTGACCTTGTGCACCTTGTTCATCCATAGGTGGGCAATTAGTACCTTCTGCTTGGGCAGAAGTAGTTTCATTTGTGGTAGAAGTAGAAGTTGAAGTTGAAGATTCAGTAGTGGGTTCTGCAGTTGCTTGTGCCGCCATATTTTGAGATAGTTGGGACATTGCATTGGTGAATTCTGGATTGTTAAACATCTCAGTAATACCACTGACTAGATTACCAAGACCGTTTGCACCCCCGGCACCACCCATAAGATTGCCTAGATTACCTAGACCTAGACCACTAGCTAGACTACCTAGACCACCTAGAGATGATGCGATATCGCCTAGACCAAAAACACCAGGAGTTTCTTCTGCCTCGTCTTTTTCTTCAGTAGTTAGTGTCTTTTCTACCTTGGCGGGGATATTTACTTCGCCATTGGATACTTTCTGGAGTAGTTCAACAATTTCCTTGTGGTTGGGAATAATTTTGCGACCTAGAATCATTAGGATTTGTAGATATTTCCAGATTGCAACCTGAGTTTGTTCTGTAGCTAGAGTATTATGCCAAATGTTATATAGGTCTACACCTTCAATAAATACTTTACCGGTAGTTTCAAATAGAGTGGGGTCGCGCTTGGCAATAGGTGATAAGTAATTGTTAATCTTGGTGTAAAAGCATTTGGCATATAGGTCGTTTTTGTCATCACGACCTTCTAGAAGTGGACGATAGTTGGCTAGGAGAGGTTGTTGGGTTTCTGGAAAGGTGTTAATTAGTTCATTGATATATTCTTTGAGGTAATAATTGAAATAGTCTAGGTAGGTGTAATCCATTTTATGTATGATAGTTTAAGGTGGGGGGATATTTAGAGTATTCTAGAATAACTATTAAATTTTATGTTGAATTAAAAACAAAAAAATAAACGATTAAATTATTTGGTAATAAAAATAAAAAAAATATTTATATTTAATAGAAATAATAGAAATTAATAGACACGATGTTTTTGGATGCAAATAATGTTTATTATATAGAAGGTGTAGGTATTTATGTTTTTTATCCAGAATTAGGACAAGTATTCTTCTATGCAGAAAAAACTGATAAAATACAGTATTATGATAACATTACCTTAGAAAAGGACGGGAATAAAATTATTTTTAATAACTGTAAAACTACAGCTATCTATAAAATATCTCTAAAAGCGTTTGTAGGAAAGATAAAAGCGAGTATAAAATCCGGAGTAAATATAATATTCTATTCGAACGAAAATCCAGATTTGTTTCAAAAGTTTTTTAATGATGAAAGACTTGCAAAACAAGAGAAAGTAATTGCAAGAGGACAAATCGATTATTTATTGGCTACTAAATATTCATCATCAACTGTGCATGATTCAAAAGAAGAAATACGTATATTACGTATTGATTGGGCTAAGAAACAGCTTAAATATTATGGTGATGAAAATACAGTTAGCATTGATAATTGTTTGACTATTCCTGAAGAATTTCCAAAAAAAAATAAAATGCACATTTATAATTTTATAAATACTGCGAGTGGCATTCACATCAAGAATGAAAAAGATAGAAAACTATATATAAAGAAATTATTATTGAGTGGATATGGTCAATCATTTGCTAAATCACGAGAAGACAATAAAGTGTATTTTGGAGAATTGTTTAAAAAATTTAAACAACAAACTATAATACCTGATAATTATACCGATGATGCCTTTCGACAGTTTTTATTTCTGTTGAATACTTCAACATTAAAAAAGAATGATAGCGATCAAACAAATTTTATTAAATATATTAATAATATTTCAGAGCTAGAAAAATGCGATTTACTACCTATACCACCAAAAACAGAAATTACATTACAAGATAATGGATTTGGTAAGTATTTTTTTATTAACGGAAGTAGACGTGAGAAATACTTTAATTTTAGATTTACTTTTAAGATAAAAACTAATAGTGCTACTAGTCATAATAGCTCCATGCCTGCAATTCCTGCGGCAAGTCCAAAAGCAGAGAGACTAATAGTAGAAAAACAAATAACATTTGACTTAGAAACTGAATTGCAATTACAAGGTTCTAATCTACCTTGTGGTGCAACAAACTGTTTTTTTATTTTAAAAGATGATAATGATGAAAATAAAAAATATGGATTACGAATTAGTTCGTTAATATATTTTGAAAATGATACAGAATTAAAAAATTTAATTATTGAAAATGTAATTAATAGTGTATGTCATTATTATAGTTCATTAGTTAAAAAAAAAGATAATTTTCCTGAAATATCAGAGATACTTAAATTTGGTATTATTAAAGTTACTTTTACTATAGATGGAAAGCCCACGAATGGGTATATTCCATACACATTAACAAATTATAATCCTAATAATATGCAATTAAAACAATATATTAATTCTAATTTATTAAAAAAAACACAATGTGATATTTATTTGTTTATAACAAAATTACTTGAAAAAATATATAATTTTTATGTTGTAATGAGACCATATTTTAAGTTTAGTCATTTTGATTTTAAGACAGATAATATATTAATAGATAGTGAAACTCAACAAATTTATATAATTGATTTTGGCCACGCACAAATAAATATTTATGAAGGAGATGCAATTTATTGTTTAAGGAATAGAAAACAACTTGGCCTTGGTGAACCAGACCCTGATAGTATTAGTGAGGAATATAAATGGTATGTTCAAAATATAAACAATGTGTTTTATTCCGATAACGACATTGAATTATTAATATGGTGGTTAGTTAATAATTTTCCAAAACAAATGAAAACTCATGAAATAGAACAATATAATAATTCTGTTATGACAATATTTGAATTTTTTAAAGACATTATAAATGATTTCTCACCCCCTATAGGTCAAGAAACAACAACATTAGGAAAACAATTAATAAAAAATAATATGGAAAATTTTTCAGGTTCTCTTCTTAAAATTAGGCTTTTTCAAATTTATCAAACGTTGCAAGTTAAACAAGATGTTAAAGAAAAAGCATGCGAATATCGTGAATATATACCTAAATTAATAGATTATAACACTGACAGATTTCGAATGTATGTTACTGACTTTACAGATGAAGAAATATTAACTAGTGATGAAGATAAATTATTTAGACTAATTTCCAAAGCAGACAATCCACTCACAGTCCCAGTATCAGGTGGTTCTAAAACAAAAAAACAAAATCACACATATATACAATCAAATAGATATAAGTCTAAGATTCATAAAAAACCTCATAATAGAAATAAACGGAAAAATACATCTAAAAATATTAAATATTCTAGAAAAAATTATAAAAACTAACATATCCAATTAACATATCCAAATAATTGATATTATAGTGTATTACATATTTTTTGTAAAATATTACCAATAATATATGAATAATGTTTATCTATTTTGTATTTACCTTCTGTTAACAACTTAATTGTTACATTTAAAATATTAATATTAATAAATGTATTCATGGTATTAAATATATTATGCATTTCATTTATAAAATTATAGTTTATTCTTAGCATAAATGCATAATAATCTATAATAAAAGTTAATATATCTATATCAAAAAAATCTATTTTCTTACAAGATTTCAATAAAATATCACAACCATATCTTATATCATATATTAAACCCTTTTTTATTAGTTTAGCTAACATTATTTTTAGATGAGAACGTGTTTCGGTAGTTATTCTTAAATTATTAATATTTATTGAAGATTTTTCTAAGTCTGATAGTATTAATACAAAATCAGTAATAAATCCCCAATCATTTAATAATTTATTTGTTGATGTATTATCTTTTTTAATAAAGACATTAGTAAGTTTTACATCAGAATTTAAATATTTCAAATATTTTTGTAATATTTTTAATACTTTGAAGTAATCTTTTATTTTTTCACTCATAAATTTATCATATTCTTCTAGAATATCATTTCTATTTTCATTTAATGCTTTTAATATAAATTCATTATGATTAAATTCTAATAATTCACGCAAATTTGTAATTAATTTATTTTTATATTGACCTGTAGTATTATTCGTAATACCAATTAATGGTATTACTATATATGAGCCTTTATTACAAATACCATAATCTAGAATAGGAATAATATGTTTTTTTATTTTTTTATATGCATCTTGTTGAATTTGAATAATATTATTTAAATTTGTTAATAAATAATTAATAAATATTTCATTAAATCTATTTGATATTTTTAAACAATCAAATATTATAAATGAATTATTAATATTTAATTTATCAGTAAATATTTTAATTACATTTTGTTTATTATTTTGTAATGAACCAATTATAGCACCACTATGCCCACTTTTATTAAATGGTATAACTTGTTTATATATTTCATCAAATTGTGTTTCTGATATTTGTAAATTAATAAAAATTTTTCGTAGTATATCTCTAGCAGTTTCATAATTTGTAGATTTAAATAATTTTTTGATATCATTAAGTAATTTATATGTTTTGTGTTTTTCTGTCTTTTTAGTAGCTCTATTAGTAGCTCTATTAGTAGCTCTATTAGTAGCTCTATTAGTATTTCTATATATTTTATGTAAAATCATTATTATTAAATAGGCATTAGAAAATAAATATGTAAAAATTAATTATATAGATATGTAATATTCAACTCTAAAATGGTGAACTGAAGTTGGGTGTTTGTGGTGGGGCACGATTTTGCATTTCTGAACCCCGGGACTTCATCATCATATCATATGCTTGGTCTGTTGAACCTCCTGTTTTCCGTTGTTGCATTCCTGTACCTTTGTTTCCAGAACCACCACCACCATTACTTAATGAAGATGGGGCATCGTGGCGGGTGAAATCTGGCATTTTATTAATATCACGGTCTTGAAGAAAAGAATAATTTTGATTCATAAGTTCATTTTTATCATCTTCTAGAAAAGAATATGCCGCACCAGAAAGACCACTCCCCATTTCACTAGTTAAGAAGGGTAGAATATTAGCATCACCTGTAATATCTGCCATATTAATTTTTCCTGCATTTTTAGTTTCATTTTCAAATTCATTCTGGAACCATTGGAATAAGTCAGCATCTGTTAAAACATGGCGTTTACTAGGTATATATAATGTAGGTACACATTGCACGAATTGAGGAAGTTGTACTCTGGGGTCATCTATATTTACAAGTTGGAAAGAATTCATTAATGCCGATTTCTGGAGTTGCATCATTAAACGTTTAGAATGTTGGCAATGATTACTAACAAATAGATAATTTTTCTGTTGTTGTGCTGCCATTTTTATTCAATAGGGAAATTGTTATAATTTATTATATACTTAATTATTTGAAAAGATAGTTATAATGAATTTTTTACACATTTTAAATAAAATAATTGATGATGTGCTGATTACTAAAAAATTGATTTTTAATAACCAGATATAAATAGATAATAAAATATTCAATATAATAATATTCAATATAAATATATCATTATTAAAGTAAATAATACTTTATATTAGCAATAAATATTTACATAAATCTTAAAAAATGGCAACAACTGAGCAATCCCAGAAAAAATCTCATAAAAATAGTCATATTACAAATATTCGTTATCCTTATGCGAAAACTTGGGATAAGCGTAATACTAGTGTAGAGTTTGAATTAGCAAATATTCATTTTAGTACTTCTAATGCTATCCGTCGTTTAATGTTATCTCACGTAAATACAGTAGGATTTCGTACTGAACCATATACTGCTTGTGATATTAATGTAATTGTTAATGATACTCCATTACATAATCAAATGACAGTCCATCGTTTAGCAATGCTACCAATTAATGTACCTACCCCAGAAAAATTTGATGTTAATGATTATCAATTTATTATTAATGTTGTAAATAATACTAATGCAATCCGACATATTACTACTGAAGATTTTCAAATTAAGCAAATATCTACTAATAAAATGCTACCTCGTGAGGAAGTTAAGAAATTCTTTCCACCTGACTCAATTACTGGTGATTATGTATTACTTACTAAATTACGTCCTAAATATTTCGTTCCGTCTAAAACAGTATCTAATGCAGTAGTTGCAGAAATGGCGAAAGATTTTGATAAACCGGTAGATGAACCAATGACATTTCATATTGAGGCAAAAGCCAGTATTAGTAATGGATATGAAAATGGCCATTATTGTCCTGTATCTTGTGCTTGTTATATTAATACTGTTGACCCTCAACGTGCGGAGCTAGGGCTAAAGGAATATATTGATACTCAAAATGAAAAATCAAAGATGCAGGCAATTGAAACTATCCCAATGGAAACATTAAAGCGTCGGTTTGAATTAACTGAACAAGCCCGCTTTTATTATGTTAATGATAAGAATGAACCAAATGTATTTACATTTAAAATTGAAAGTGTAGGAGTTATTCCACCATTGATAGTTTTTCATCGTGCAATTGATATTTTAAAGGAAAAGATTAATATGTTAGTTAGTAATTTAGTTGCACGTAATGAGAATGTAATTACTATTAGTGCATCTAGTCAGCTTAATGGTGGATATGAGTTTATTGTTAAAAATGAGGATGATACTTTAGGAAATATTATTCAATCACATCTGTGTATGTTATATGCTGATTTTACATTACCTAAGGAACAACGTAAATTGAAATATGTCGGTTATAAACGTCCACATCCTCTAGAAAAACATATTATATTTTCAGTACAAGGTAATAATGATAATCTAGATGAACTTATTGGAGAAGTACTAAAACCTGGATGTTTAGAAATTGTTAAGATGTTAAATAAAATACAAAATGAAATGGAAGGTACTAGTTATTTCGTTAATGAATTAAAAATGATTCAATAATCTATAATCCATAAAGCCAAATTAAAAAATTGATTTATTATTCATTTTATCTTTTTTGCTAATTAATTAATACTTAATTACTAATTGATTATTACTTTGATACTATATCTTCTAGAATAGAATGCCATCTTCACTTATATTTGGTTTGAATGATGAAGGATTTATCGTCTTGGGGTTGAATGATTATGATTATAGTAATAATACCACTGTAATGAATTTATTGAATACCTATAAAAAAGTTCAATTTGATAATCAATTTAATTCTGGGATATCGTGGTTGCCAGAAGGGATAACGGATATTAATTTAGGTATGAATTTCTCTAAACCTTTAGAAAATCTACCATCTACAGTAAAACGGATTAAAATTGCAAAATATAATGAGATTGGATATTCATCATTTAATCAACCTCTGGATAATTTACCTAATGGATTGGAAGAATTAACAATTCAGTTTGCGTTGGTATTCAATCAGTCATTAGATAATTTGCCTCCTACTTTAAAAAAAATAAATATTATTAGTTCACTATTCAATTATCCTATTAATAATTTGCCTGATAATCTAGAATATATAAATATTAGTAAATTTGATTATAATAATACAATTAGTCTGCCATCGCAACTAAAAAGTATTAAAATTTTTGAATATAAATGCCATGTAGAAAATCTAGATAAGCTAGAATATAATAGTATTAGAACATTACAAAATAATTATCCACATGTAGAATTTATTTACTTAGATTAATAACAAAATATGATATAACAATAATACATCTTACTAGAATATAATGTTTTCTTTTTCTGTTTGGACTATTCTTCGTGTAATCTATAGTCTATTATTTACAATTGCATGTGGCTATATATCTAATTTTATTCAAGCTATAGAATCTAAGAAAAAATGTCCCTTATCTGAAGGTTGGCGGATTACTAATGGTAAAATAATTAGTTCATTACTAATGATTATAGGGGCAATAAATATATTTATACCTGTTAGTAAATTTTTATCCACCTTACCAATAATCGGTTCTAGCTATGTATTATTGTTTGTTCTAGCAGTATTTATTTTATTGTTTATAATGAATCGATTGAGTATTAATATAGCAGAGAGGGATGATAGTAAATGTAAAGTTAGTGGTTATGGTTATGATGCTATGATAGATTTTTTTGATGAACGTAGTATTATGGAATGCATCTATATAACTATAGCCATTTCAGTAATGTTTTTCTATTTATAAAAACAGATTAAATCTTTTATTTTTTTAAACCCGCTAGAATAACAAATTAAAAAATTGAAATATAAAAACATTCTAGCTACCGAAAATATAAACTTATTCTTAGAATTTTTAATAGCTCTTAGCTGATTTACAGCACAGACCCACATTGCTACAATGGAGAATAAACAAAGTGAATTTATGTACAAAATGGTTCGTGATTTTTATAATTTCATGGCTGATGTATATATTGAATTTCAATCTCAATCTGAAAAGCGGATGGTACCAACTAAACCTATAGTTCAACCAACTGAGCCAACTGCTGGTGAAACAGTTGCAGAAAATAATACAGTAGTTGAAACACGTCAACAAACATTTCAGGAATATTTCCTATTTAAGCTGTATTATAATTATGGTGTACGCCGTCGTATGATAAATGAACATATTGCACTACTATTTTATGCAAAGAATCTAAAGGGTTATAAGCCGAAGGAAACTATTACAATGCTGTGTCGTCATATGATGCTAGATATGCGTAATATGCGGATTATTTCGCTAGGTATTCCTAAGGCGCTGAAACTGGAAGATTTTGTTAAGGAATATAATATTAATATGGATGATGTAAGAACTAATTTTATTAGTATTTATGAACCTGATGCTGAAAATAATTTAGTTAAGGTTTCAAAGCATCGTATTTATAAATTTCCGGAAGGTACTATGATTACTTATAATCCTTCACTGAAGAAGTTTAATGTTGATATGGCTAATGTATCTGTGGATAATGATGACGATAATGAAGAAGGTGATAAGGAAGTTAAAGAGAATCTGGAAGCAATTCAACAAAATCTAGATAAACAATTTACTCAACTATTTCAATATTCTACTCGTAAAGTAGTAGGTACTGGTCGTTTCAGTAGCACAAAAACATTTATGGAAATGTTTAATGAAAATAATGCGATTGCAAATACTAATCTAGATAATATTCCAGATGAGATTATGAATAATAAAGTGCTAGTATTTAATATTGAGCATCCGGAAAATCGTATTATTTCCACACAAGTACGTAATTTTAACACTTTATGTGGTGTATTTGAATTCAAGTCTGAAGAACTAGCAATGGAACAATATACCACTGTTATGAATATTGCTGCGGAAAATACTGAAGCAGTTCGAAATGGTTTCCAAGCACTAGGTAATAATATGATTACGCAGGTACACGTATCTACATTTAAGAAACAAGTTCTAGATTATGGAGTAAATCTTCATCTTCCAGAAGTAATTAAGAGTTTTGAAGTTAAAAACGCTGATGGTAATGTGGAAACTATTAATACAGAAGACATTACATTTAATCAATTAGTAAATATTGTTAATAATCGACCAAAGGAGTTTCAAGGATATATTATTTATGGTATGTCTGGAGAACGTACAAAGATTATGAATAATAAGTATAAAGAATTGAAAATTCTAAAAGGTAATAAGCCAATTGTTCTAGAACAATGGAATACTAAGAATCTCTTCTATCTATATTGGCGACTAATGAAACTACAACTCATTCCGCAATTTATTGCTGAGTTTGATGAAACCGGTGGTTGGAGTTATAATCAATTATTCTATTGGTTTGCAAGTGTTGCACGCGGTTATGCTATTAATCTGTTTAAGGTGTATCATAATTCATTTGTTAAGAAAACATTTGATAAACATAATATTCCTTATTCAATGAAGCCGATGTGTGGTGATTTGCATAATATGTATCGGAATAACAAAATGCCTATTTCACCTACAATGGTTGAACAATACATTTTTGAACAACCTGCTGGTAAAGTATTCTGGCGTTTATTCTCCGGCAAATAAATAGTTTATTACCACCTATGATTCATTGTTTATTGTTTATTTTTTAATTTTTAATTTTTAATTGTAAAACAATATGTATTTATTAT